GGCGGCAGTTCAAGTATTTCAACACAAGGTTCAGTAACTTCACCGATAAACAATACTGCACCTTCACAAAAGAGTATCTTCAAAGAATTAAAACCAACCAATCCAGCATTTAGTTTGCAATCAGGTTCAGTCAGAATACATATTAATTATGCAAACAGAAGCACAAGTAATTTTTCTGTAGGCCAACAAGTTAAGATAGATGGCTTTGAATCTAAAACTTTTGATGATGGTGAATTTATTCTTAGTTCTGCAATCAATCATTCTGAAGGTGCTGGAACTCATGCGATAACAAGCATTGATGCAGATGGTTTTGGTTTTACGATTGCAGTTCCAAATACAGTTACATCTGTAAAATCAGGCAAGTTTGGCGGTAGTGAAGCAATTTTGGATAACGAGTTAATCGTACCTGTTTTGATTCAAACTACATCAGGTTCTAATTCAATTACAGTCAATGCGGATAACTTTGCCAAAGTTGATGAAGTGGTTTCTTTTGATTTAGAAACATCAGCAGTTGGTGGTATAGAAAGTAGAATCCTTGCCTTAGATCATAAAATCACTGCAAGAACTACAGATACACTAACTGTTGCAGTAACACAAAAGAATATTATTTTAGCTGATGCCTTAAAAACCACATCAGGTTCAACATCATTGGTTATAGATTTTGCAGAACACAATATTGCGGTAAGCGATTCAATTACCATTTCAGGTGCAACAGCAGTTGGTGGTGTACCAGCTTCCGATATAAACAAAGCTCATACTGTTACAGCTATAACAGAAAATACAGTTACAGTTGTTGTTTCTACTACAGCAACAAGTACCGCAAGAGGTGGTAGCGATGCAGTTCGTTTAGATGGTTTCGTTATTAGAACCAGTCCTATAGAAACTACAGCTTCATCTGCAACTGTTAAAGTGCATTATAGAAGTCATGGTTTGGCTAACAGCGACACAATAACCTTAGAAGGCTTGGATGATGTTGGCGGGATAGATCGTAGTCTTTTAAATACTTCACATACTGTAGTAGATGCTTCAGAAACAAATTCTTTTACTATTACGCTTAGTGAAACAGCTACAAGTTCAACATTCGGTGGCGGTTCGGATAGTGTCTTAGAACGACCTGTCAAAGCAACCTCTACAGCTAATTTTGGCTCGTCTGGAAGCAAAATAAACTTACCAACTGAAATACGATGATTGACATAAAAAAAGCCAATGAGTACATCGAAACACAGCTTGGACAACCTTTTGCATGGGGAACTAATGATTGTAATACTTTTATTGTTGATTATTTTGATAAAGTTTTAGGTACAGACTTGCTCAAAATAATTTACAAAAAATACTCTTCCAAAGAAGGTGCAATTGAGTTTCAAAAGAAATTTGGACAAAGAATATCAGGCAGATGTTTGCAGTTAGGTTTGGCAGAACATCATCCAACTAAAGCAATATTTGGCGATATCTTAGTTAAACATAATGTTGATTGGGATTCATGTCATATTTGTATTGGTAGTAAAATGGCATCTGTAGATGAAGACATAGGTACAGCAATAATCCCTATAAATGATTTTAACGATTTTGATACTGCTTATAGATTTATATGATGAAACTTAGAAACATAATATTTCTTTTAGCTACTTTATTTTTTACAGGTAGTGTTTTTGCTTTACCAGCATTAGCACCTGTTTTTGCAAAATTAGGAACAGCAGTAGCAGCTTCATTTGTTGGTGGTACAGCAGCAGCAGGAATAGCTACAGGAACATTGATTGCCATTGGTGTAGCAACTGTTGTGGTTGGTGCTTATGTTGGTACTCAATTGATTGGTGCATTAAATATGGATTTTCCTGACAATATGTCAGCACAAGCACAATCAGTATTAGCAAATCAGCAAGGTTCAACCAATCCTTTACCTGTTATTTATGGCAAAAGAAGAGTTGGTGGTACACCAATTTTTTATCATGTATCAGGTGATAATAACGAATTTCTTCACGTTGTTTATGCAATCGCAGAAGGTGAAATACAAGGTGTCAGTCAGGTATATTTAAACAATGATGAAGTAAATACTACACCTGATTTATATGATACTTCTCTAACACCAATAATTTCTAACGAAGGTGAAGGCGGTCTGATAAACAATATGTCAGTATTTGGTATAGAAAATATCCATAAACCTAAATATGAAGGTATTGTTAAATATGAAATATACAATGGCACAACTACACAAACAGCAGATAAAGATTTAATCTCAGAAACCAATGGTGCTTGGACTTCTTCAGATAGGTTACAAGGTGTTGCTTATGCAATTGTAAGGTTTAAGTTTGAACCTGAAGTTTTTGGACAAACAGGCATACCACAAGTTAATTTTGATGTTGTTGGTAAAAAAACCAGAACATCAACATCAGGTGGCACAGATCATAAATTGTTTAGTGATAATCCTGCTGACTGTATTGAAGATTATCTAACCAATACAATCTATGGTAGAAGTATTCCAAGTTCATTGATTGATGCAACTTCTTTTACTACAGCTAGAAATATTTGCGACACCGAAGTAACAGTTGGTGATAAAACACAAAAAAAATATACTTGTAATGGTGTTCTAAATACTAATAACAAAGCTATTGATAACTTGGATAAATTGCTAACTTCTTGTAGAGGTTCATTGGTTTTTACAGGTGGTAAATATAAATTATTAATTGATGATACAGGTACAGCAGTACAAACATTCAATGAAGATAATATTGTTGGTGCTTTTGAACTGTCGTTAGGTGGTAAGGAATATAAAACCAATAAAATTAGAGCAAACTTTTTTAATAAAAGTCGTGACATGCAAGGTGATTTTGCGATTGTCGAAAGCTCTACATTTAAAACAGAAGATAATGGTTTGACATTAGAAAGAGCAATAGAACTACCATTTACTGACCAAATGGAAAGGTCGTTGATGATTGCCACGATGAATATGAAACAATCAAGGCAATCTTTAGTTCTGCAATTTACTAGCACTATAGAAGGTCTTAGAGCAGAAATAGGTGATGTTGTTTTTATATCTTTAAAAACTCTTGGCTTTGATACGCTTAATTCTAATCAAGGAAAAAAATTCAGAATTATGCGAATGGCCATAAAAAATAATGATGAAGTACAAATTACTGCTAGAGAATTTGATGCTGATGTTTATGATTTTGGTACGATTCAAGCTGAAGATACCGCACCAAATACTAATCTGCCTAACTTTTCTTTTGTGCCTAAACCAACAATAACTAGACCAACAGAAGAATTAATTACAATACCACCAACTTTATTCAACAGAGTTACTATTAATTGGACACAACCAAATAAATCAAATATTGAATCTTATGAAATAGGCATCAATAGATTAAATTCTGTCAGATTCGAAAACAAACCAAGTTATAACTTTGAAGGCAGAAGCATAACTGAATCATTTACTGTAGATAAATTAGAAGCTGGTCAGTATTTTGTTTCAATTAGAGCAAAAAACAGATTAGGAGTTTATTCTGATTTTGCTACAGAAATATTTGAGGTCAAAAACTTTAGTATTCTACCTACAGTAAATGCACCTGCTATAACATCAGTTACCGAAGAATTATTTACTACTACACAAGGTTCAGGAGTAAAAGCCAAAGCAATACTTACTTACAGCGATTCATCTAATTCTGATTGGGAAGCATTAGGAGTTGCCATAGATCATTATGATGTTGAATTTAAAAAATCTACCGAAGCATCTTTTCAAGGTGCAGGAACATCACAAGGAACTAATTTTGAGTTTTTTGATATTGAACCTGCCCTTTATGAATTTAGAATCAGAGCAGTAAATACTGTTGGTGTTGCTTCAGAATTTGCATCTGCCACACAAAGAATAAATGGTTTGACTGCTATACCTTCTGATGTCAGCAATTTATTTCTAAGAGCAGATAGCAATACTGCAACTCTTAATTGGACACCAACTACTGATTTAGATGTCAAAATTGGTGGCTTTTATGAGATAAGACATAATTCATTGACATCTGGTGCGGTTTGGCAACAATCTACACAAGTAGGAGAAGCAGTTTCAGGAATATCAAATCAAGCAGAAGTGCCATTGTTAGTTGGCACTTATTTAATAAAAGCTGTAGATTCGCTTGGTATAAAATCTGCTAATGCCACAACAGTAGTGAACACAGTAACACCTGATTTATTTCAATCAACACAATTTTTAACTAGAACAGAAAATCCATCTTTTGCAGGAAGTAAATCTAATTTAGTTGTTGTTGATGAACAATTAAAATTAGAAGCAGATACTTTGTTTGATTCATTGGGCTTGATTGATGAAGTCGGTT